TTTTTACTCCGCCGTTGACAGCCAGACGGTCACCGCCTTTGGAATAAGACCCACCATGCGACATCCCAAGCGCATTAATCACGCCCGTTTGCATCAGAACACGGCGCCCATCCTCAAGGACGAAGCATGGAATTTCTGTGTCGCCGATGCGTAGCGGCCGATCTGCGGACCCATGAGTTGCCATAGGCAGCTCTTTCGTTTGGGCCCAACGAACCGCCGCGCTCTTTTTTGCTATCGCTGACCGCTCATCCTTGGATAGGGCCTTGGCTCGGGCTTCACCGCCTTTCGATTGGGGGGACCTCTCGGTATCATCATCACTCATTCGAATCTCCTATGCTTGCTCACCGCAATGCAAGCATGCTTGCTAAAGGTTAGCAAGCATAAAGCATTCACTTTAGAAAGATGCTTGCTTAATCCACCGCCGAAATTGCCTCCTTTCGCCGCCCCACCACCAAATCTTCACTCAGAACGACATGACTTGATGGCGCCGGGAACTGACGCAGTTGCATGGTAACGCTGGATAAATTAGCAGGGCGCCCTATGCTCTGCAGGATGAAAGACATCCCTGCCCCCACCGTTCCACCCGGCAACGAGAATCGCCACCTTTTCTGCCAGATGGCGGTCGAGGTGCCATTGCAGGATCTCATAGAAAGCGTGGTCAAGGCTGGATGGGATGAAAAGGAAGTGCTGGCGGCCATCATCGAGGTCGCGGACAATCTCATGCTGGCGGCCGGCGCCAATGCCGAGCTGGATGCGCTGCTGATGGCCCTGAAGCGGAAGCTCGAATAGCGGAACGACTCTTCGCGATCATGCGTTTCCTCGATCGAGAGGAGGCATTGCGTCATGGAGCGCGGACACTGGAACAAGCCGGTGACTTATGAGGAAGATGAGCGAGGCGGCTATCGCACGATCACCAGCACGGAGGAAGCGGCTCGTGCTCTGTTGCTCACTTGGCCGGTCGACGAGGGCAAGGAGTATTTCGAGGCGCAGCGCATCTGCCTTGCCGTGCTGGAAGGGCGACAGGCGCCCGAGCTTGCCCGTGAGGCATTCGTGAGAGCGGCGGCGGAGGCAGGCGTCTTTGTGCGGGATCAATGACCCGATTCGAGGCGCAACAGAATTTTACGCGCTCCTAATTGACTCTCCCCAAAACCGGAACATAATTAGAACATCGGAGCCGCAAGGCGGCTGTGCTCCAACCTGAAATCTGACGACAACAGCGCGCTTCGGCGCGAAGGAGAACCCATGCGTATCGACGAGAATGACGACGGCTTGCGCCATTTTGGAGAGGCGATTTGCGCCGGCTGTGGTGGAAGCCTGATGAAGGAGTGCGATTTCCCGGGCGCCAGCGACACGATCTATTGCGCCGGCTGCGGCCGTAAGGCCACCTTCGCCGAAGTCGCGAAGGATTGCGAGGCCTGGTATCAAGAGTACACCGACTTCTATTCGCAGCAGGTCACCCTCGGACGGGACCCTGAAGCGCAACTCAAGCACTGGAAGCCGCAAGGCAGATATCGTTTCCAGGTGAAAATCGTCGGGTTTGGCCAGACCGAGGAATTTGCAGAATGTCAGCCGATCCCGCTCAATTACTGACGGAAGACGATGAGCTGCGCTGGGCTGTCGAGGCCGAGCTCGCCTGGCACGACGGCGACGCAAAGGCGGCAATCGCCGACCTGATCAAGGACCGCCGGTATCTTCGGCAACAACTCGAATTGTCCGATTTCGCCGGCAGCAAGGGTTTCTCGCGCGGCTGGCGGCCGAGCTACGAACGCCACGAATGACAAGACAGGAAAAGATGCAGGCAGCAATGCTGGCTGAATACAAAGGCCGTAAAGTCACGGTGATCTGCGAAGAATGCGAGATTCTGCGGAGTTTCGGTGGCACGGCATTATTCGAAGAGCACGGCGACGTAAGCTTGCCCGGCCTGCTGGCCGATCTCGCGAAGGCTGTGGGATGTAAACGTCCGAAATCCGGTTTTTATAACCGATGCACGCTGCACTACTTTCTGACCCATGATGAATGGGCGAAGCGCATGCAGTTGGTGAGCCGCGAGGATTTTGAAATTGCGATGGGAAAGCGGCTGGCGGACCTGCAGGAGTGGGACGTGCTTACCGCCCGATGCCGCTGCGGCCGTTACGGGACTTTGAACCGCAAGGCGCTGGAACAACGATGCGGTCCGGATGCGCGCCTGAAGGACCTGGCCGGAAAGTTGCGTTGCAAGGAATGCAAACGTTGCGATAGCGTGATCGAGATTTCTTCTCTGCCGAGGTGAGACATGTGCAATCTCTATAACGTCACCACCAGCCGCGAGGCCGTCCTGCAGTTTACCAGGGCCTTCCGGGACAAGGCAGGCTGGAACCAGCCGTCTCTGGACGTCTATCCCGGATATCAGGCGCCTGTCGTGCGTGTGGGAGAAGACGGGCAGCGGGAGATTGCCAGCCTGACATGGGGAATGCCCTCGCCGCCGGCTTTCGTGAAGAACTACGACCCCGGCGTGACGAACATCCGCAACGTGAGCTCACCACACTGGCGGCGCTGGCTTGGCCCGACGAGCCGCTGTGTCGTGCCCTTCACATCGTTCGCCGAACCCGATCCGGCTCGCAAGGTGGAGGGCGGCCGAGTGCCGAATGCATGGTTTGCCGGAAGCGAGGAACGGCCGCTGATGTTCTTCGCCGGCTTCTGGACGCCCTGGAAAGGCATCCGCAAGGTTCGCGACGGCGAGCGGGAATATGAGCTGTTCGGATTCCTGACGACGACGCCGAACGAGATCGTCTCTCCGATCCATCAGAAGGCCATGCCGGCGATCCTGACGACGCCGGAGGAAGTCGATCTCTGGCTGACAGCGCCGTGGGAAGAAGCGAAGCACCTGCAGCGGCCGCTGCCCGGGAACATGCTGGTGATCGTCGAGCCGCCGGCAAAGCCCGAAGATGAGAAGGAACCGAGCCTGCTATGAGCATCAGCCCCGATAGCCGCACGAATAACCCTGGTGCCGGCATCCACGATAATCACTGGTGCGAGCACCCCGGGTGCACCAAATGGGGTTGCTATGGTTTCGCGCGATCGAAGGCGGACAAGCCGACCTGGCATTGCAGCGAGCATTACCCGCACAAACCGTTCAACCGGGACTGACCATGCATCGGCTATCGAGCTGGGCAATATTCGTCATCCTCGCGGCTCTCATAGTGCTTCAGGTAGCGGCGCTGGTCTGGCGTTTCCTCTAATCAACGGCCGACCAGAATGCTGGCAATTCTCTTCAGCGCGTCGGCGAAAGAAACACCCAAAGCGATGCCGGCGATGCCCATCATTCCGAGCGCGCCCATTCCCATGAGCTTCCAACGTTTGACGTCTTCGGTCACCGGCTTCATGTCCCTGACGTCGTCCTGAACGTTGGTGACCGATCCTTCCACTTTGCTGACGCGATCGACCAGCTCATCCATCCTGCGGTGCATCGAAGCCCTGCTAATGTCGGATTTCTCTTCTGATCGCCGAATTCCCTCGAGGATCATATCGACCTTTGCCGTAAGCATGCCGATCTGTTGGTGCATCTGAGCATCATCCTGTGGCGTCACTTGCCCGGGCCCTCATTCAATCATATTCGGTGTAAAGCTGATTTTCTGGCATCGCCAGAATGGCGAGGTGCCGGCGATCGGGGAGATCCCGAGGATCGCGGAGGCTCGGCTTAACCACAGCAAAACGCAATCCACGCCAGTTTCACTCGAAACCTACGACGATTTACGGATTCTTCCGGTGAGGCCGATGCGATATATTCACTCCGCGTCGATAACCGTTGTGCAGACGCAGGATCGATCCTCGGCCGGGGTTAGCCTCGAATATAGCCCCGGCCGAAACTCCCAAAGATGTTGCCGGCATCAGGTGGTCATCCCGATTGGGCTCATCGCGGCCCGCCAAAACGGACCCGGATATCTTCGTTAAATTGCCAGCAGCGCTCGCCACGGGCGTTCTGACGGTCGAGCCCGCCGCGCTCACGGCGAAGCACCGAACGCGCCTCCATGCCCTTGCCGATGGCCGCATGCGCTTCCTGCACGCGGCAATCCTCCGGCTGGGGCGGGATTTCGATTCCCGCGTCCATCCTGCCTAGCGCGCCGGCCGCTCCAGTCAGGCGGCGCTCAAGGGCGCCGCAGGAAGTCAAGATCATCGTCATCAAGCAGGCACTGACGATTGGCCTGAGAGAGGCGGATTTCATATGCCATGATCTCCCGTTCGCGGGTTTCGGTCTGTTGCCGGTCGAGCCGTTCGGCCGCCGCGAGCCTCCGGCGATGCTCTTCAAAAGCTTGCGCGGCCGCGTTTCGCTGGCGCTCGATTTCCTTCAGCCGCCTTTCAAGAGCGGTCTTTTCCGCAAGCTCGACATAATCTTCGCGCGCCTTCCGCGTGATCTCCGCATCATGGGCGGCAAGCCAGAGGCGGAAGCCGATCACCGCCATGACGGCAATCGCCACAATGCCGAGCGCACTCATCACGGCGCGGCCGGCCTGCGATTTTGAAAGCCGTGTCCAAACGGCTGCGATAACGGCCATCATCCCCGTTCATCCCTTATCGGTTGATCTTGCGGCGGCTCGCCGCCGTCGTCGGCGGGCGCGTTGGCATAGGGAAGGCCAGATCGGGTCGCGAGGATCGCGACGACATCTTGCACCGTCGCAAAGCCGGTGTAGAACAGCGCCAGGCAGATGGTCATGACCACCCAGCCCCAGGCAATCGTTTCGTTAACCTTCGTGTCAGGCGCGTTTTCCATCATCATCAGCCGCCAGCAGGCGAAGGCGACCAGCGGAAAGATGACGGCGCGGCGCCAGGACCACCCCGGCTCGCCGTTCGGCTTTGCATCGCCATGACGCGCACGGACGCGGCGGGCGCTCCAGTCTTTCGGCGGATGGCGGGGCATCACATCCGCGCTCTGACATCGCGGCGCATCTTGTCGCCGCAGCCCTTCGCGCCGACGATCTCAGGCGCGAACGCCAGCCGCGTGAAATCCCATTTCCCTGCCTGCCGGATGCCAAGGTTCGGCTGCACCTCCGCATGGCTCAGGATCGTCTTGTCGGTGACAGGGATGCCGTAGAACGCCGCAAGCTCGGCGATCACGTCCATGGCGCGCGCCCACTGCACTTCCGTCATCGGAAACTTGCCGGCATGGAAGGGGCTTTCGATCGCGCCCGCCATGCAGGCGAGCGACACACCTATCGAGCCGGTGTTGCAGCCGCGCGTGTGGGCTGCATAGTCGTCGTCGGCCGTGCTGACGTTATCGGCAATATCGTGATCGCCCTTCACGACCGTGCCGGTCCCTTCGATGATGAAGTGATAATGCTCCTTGTCGAGATCGGAAGCGCGCCAGGCGCCGGCGCTCCAATGGGCAATGATGCGCTGCATGCGGACAGGCTGAAGCCATGCCCGGTTGAGGACATTCGTCATGGTCAGGTTTCCTTGAGAGTGAAAAGGCCGCTTAGGCCTCGGGCCAGTATTGATCGTCGGCGAAGTCCGCCGGGATGGGATCGAGCGCCTTGAGCGCCCAGCTCGCCGCATAGAGCGCCGAGACGTATTCGGAGGATTGCTGCCAGAGAGACATGATCTCGAGCGGCGTCAGATCGTGGTCGATGTTATCGCCGTCGCGAAACGTCGTCAGCGTCGTCAAGTCGCCGCCGGCGATGCGCACCTGGGCGCCGAGCGCCAGATTGGTGAGGTTGCGGGCATCCTCGTCCCGGCCGGTCACGTGAATGCCGTTGATGAGCTTGCCGGCTATGATGCGACGCGTACGTTCGGCATTGATTGCGTCCCCGAGCGCCTGGCGCGCGGCATCGGCCTTCTGCTCGGCAGTGACGATCTTCGCGGGATCAACCGTCCACATTTGCGGGCTCCTCGTCTTGCACTTCCGGCATGGGCGCGGGCGGCGGATCGAAGGGGGTCGCCAGCGGCCCGTCAGGCGGGTTGATCAGCGGTGTAGGAAAGGCGACGGCCGCCGATGGATTAGAGCCATGCGGCAGGATCAGCGTAAGACGCAGATCGCCGCCGATCCGCTCGACAGGCCCAACAATCCATTCGCACGGAACTTCGCCGGCTGGGACGGTCGCGCCGTCAGGTAGGCCGGAGAAATCGAACGCCTCACCGTTGATGGTGAGGACATCGCCGGCCTTCGTGACGGCAAGGGTGTCGTCTTGGCGCTGTGGGGAGAACGAAATCTGCATCTTCAGAACCACCTTCCGATTGCCATGACATGGATTGTGGGGACCGTAGCCGTGGTGCCCCCGCGAAAAACCGCGAAGCTCATCGTCGATGAGCTATCGCCGCTATTTCCAAGGCCGCACCACGTCTGTGACGAACCTCCGCGCGGGCGCGCGTGTGTGCTTGGCGTGCCGACAAACACGGCAGGGAATGTCCAGGACAGGTCCCCAGAGTAGTAGACGGCGCCAGTCTGGATGTTGGCTGACGCTCCGGCGACGAACGTCCAGCAAATCTGCGTCCCATCCGCAAACCGCGCATACTCTCCGTTGGCATTGCTGCCGCGCTCGATGATTGCTCCGGTCGGAACTCCGCCCGCCACAGCTACGGTGCCAACAGTTGGATTTTCAATCCTCTCCCAGACGCTCCAAACAAGGTCGGACGACGCGCGCCGTCTCCAAACCCGATGCGGTGCCGTGCCGTATCTGACGATCTGCACGAAGAGGTTTGAAAAGGATCGCGCCTGAACCTCAAGGAGGGCGGCATAGGCCGTCGAGGCCGTCCCCTCCGGACCATTAGACCAGGCACCGGCGATTGTATAAACACCCGGCACCGTGACTGTATTGAAATCACCGTCCGCGAGACCAACGCCTGCGTTGACTGGTTGGGGTGCCAGACCGCCAAAGACTGGCCCGAACCTGCCAAGCAGATTGAGCATGTCAGTCGAAGCCAGCACATCTCTGCCCTTCGCGCCGGCCCCGAGCGCCCCGAGAAAATTGGGAGCATCAACTTCGTCGATGATCGATCGGACGAATGAGGAGATCGTCGTCACATCCATCGTGCCGGCGCCGGTGAAGAAGGGCAGCTTGTCGGCAGCACCATCGAGTGCGGCAAGCGCCTGAAAGTTCCCGGAGCCGCCGAGCAGTTCGATCAGCTGCCGCGCCTGCGCCGTCAGCCGCGAACCGTCGCCCTGGTAGCGCAGCCGGTAAGCCGCGCCAGCAAGTGCCGCGCCGCGAATGCCGGTCGGGTAAAGCGTGAGAGACGTGTTGGAATTGACGCTCTGGACGATGCCGTGCCAGCCGGGCGCGAAGAACTCGTCGCCCTCGGCAAACCCGGCCGTCAGCCAGGCCGTGCCGACGCCGGTCACAGCCGTGCCGCCGGCCGCGACGCTCACGGTACCGGCGGTATAATCACTCAGCAGAGCCATGGCGCTCCCCGTCGACATTGCGTTCCATCAGCAGCTCGTCGCGTTCAGCGCGGATCGCGTCGCGATCGGCGAGCGCCTGGTCGCGTTCGTTGGTCACGTCGGCGAGCTGCTGGGCAAGCTGCAGGCATCTGGTTTCAAGCAGCGAGCGCACGATCCGCTGCTCGGTGAGGGCGATTTCAGGCCTGATCTGCATGGGGTTCCTCATTGTGGGATGCCAAGGATGAAGTAACGGATGCCGGTGATGTTGAAGGAGCTGTAATCGAACTTCCAGCCGTCGCCCGAGACCCATCGTTCGGCAACAGGATTGCCGTTGTAGGTGTAGAACGTCGCCTGAGTGTTGGTGAGGATACAGAAGCTCGAACCGCCGGCATTGTACCGGGTCGAATTGTTGTAATTCTCGATCAGGCGCGCTGAAGGGGACTTCGCACCCGAACCCGCCGCACCGTCATTTCCGACCGTCATGTACTTGACGAAGGGAAAGAACCCCGTCCCATCGAAATTGACCGTGAAGCTTTGTCCCGGGTTATACGAGTCAGGGGGCGTATAATTGGGCTGAGAGGCGACGGCTTGATATCCTTCAGCAAGGATCTGGATTGCGGGCCACCGGCTATCCAGCACGATATCTGCAAAGTTCGGTGGGTCGGCCGCACCTGGTCGAAGAAACTGGACGACGTCCTGCCCACCCTCCGAGAACTGTCGGAACACATCGTTGCTGCCGGTCGTCGGCCCCAGCTGATTATTCGAGAGCACCAGATATCGGACGCGGCAGGCGGCGGTCAGGTTGTTGATGTAAAGTTTCGTTCCAGAAAACCAGTATTCGCACCGGGTGTCGGTAAAGTAGCCGCTGACGGGATATGAGATGACATTGTTCTCATACTGCAGCAGATCGCAGATCGTGGAATTATCGACAGGATAGCCGACCTCGATCTCGGTGATCCCGCTCGGGAGAGCGATATCGCCGGCCTTGATGACCGCGAGCGGTCGCCCCGACGAATCGAACGCCAACTGCGTCGGCGTTGCCGTTCTCACGTCATATCCGGGCTTGGCCACCCGGCAATGCTCTGCCGTAATCTCGACAGTTCGAAGGCCGGGAGTGATCGACGGCGTGACGCTGTCGATCAGCGGCACATTGTTCGCAGGAAGGCGCCAAACCACCAGATTGATGTCATAGGATGCACCATCGAGCGCATTGAAGGTGCTGTTATAGTAGCGGATGCCTTTGCCGAGTGGCGGATTGCCGTAGAAGGTTTGCTGATCGTTGAGCCACCAGCCGTTATTCAGCCAGCCGATCATGGTTCGATAGCCCGCCTCACGACCGACGTTGTCTTCACCGCTTTGGGTGAAGACGCGGAAGTTCTCGACATATCGCCCGTCCGACAGCCGCTTGTATTTGAGGTCATAGAGCGGCAGGTCGTAGGGCAATGCAGTGCCGAAATAGGCGTTGCGGATCATGATGTAGTTGAAGCCGCCAGGCGGATAGGCCTGCTTCTTCTTCTGGTAATTCGAGTTGCCCGTCCCGGCCGGCCAATAGGTGTCGGCGTTCGGCGAATACGGGGTCGTATCGATCGCGGTGATCTTAACATCGGCCGCGAACTTCGAATTATAGAAGAACGAGCTTTTGTTGGCGTCCGGCTCGGTCTCGGGATCGATCGTGCCCTTGGTGATTTTGACGCAAGGGACGCCGACGCTGTCGATGCCGATGAAGGTCTTGGTCATGACGACACCACGATCCCGTTCTCGTCAATGATCACCTTGCCGTTGCCGAAATCGATATCGCCTGCCTCGATATGACCGACGTCCAGAACGTTCAGCCGCCAGCGGCCACTGTCGTAAACCAGCGGATTGATCGGCGCGGCACCGCTCGACAGGTCGCCGAAGAAGAGCTGCTGGGCATCGAGCAGAATGCGTGACGGCAGGGTCGCGTGCGTTTCCAGAAAAAGCCCGGCCTGCGAGGACCAGGTGCTTCCGGATGTCTTCACCTGCACGGCCCAGCGAGAATAACCGCCGGAGCCGCCGGCCACCGCCGTTGCCCGGACATTCACCGACGACGACACGTCACCGACCTGCGTTTCAAGGCTGGCGATCTGATCGGCCATAGCCTCGATGTCGTCGCCCTGGCTGTTGACCTGCACCTGCAGGGCCGAGACGGCCGATGCGACGGACGGCAGCCCCGTCGCCGGATCGAAGACTTCAGCCTCCAGTTCCTCGACGATCAGCGCCAGGGCCTGATCAGCAGACGAGAGAGATGCCAGCGATTGCGTGACGCTCGATTGAAAGCCGTTGAAGCTTGTCGTCAGGCTGGTGATCGAACTGGCCAGCGCCGTATCGGCAGCCACCAGAACCTGCACCTCACGCGTATATTCCGCGGTGATGTTGTCCCGCGTCGCCGTCAACTGCTCGCGGAGCTGCTGGCGCTCGACTGCGTTGCCGAGGTCCTGATCGGCGACGATGAGGCCGATCTCCTCCAGCTTTTCGAGGATCTCCCGCCGGCCGGAACCGAGCCAGTCCTGATAATCCTTCAGATCGTCGGCAAGCTGATCGAGACCGGTGACACCCTCGTAAGGATCGAAATCGAGACCGGGCGCCAGCTTGATGTCATTGGTGAGGACATCGATCCAGGCGCTCCATTCCGTCTGCCGCTGCGAATACGGCACGAACTTGCCGCGCGCCTGATAGAGTGTCGCCGGCAGAAACACGCCGTTGAGCACCCATTCAAACGGCGAGGCATAGGCCGTGGAATCGCTGTCGAAGACGACCGCGCCGCTCGATTTGAGCCGCACCTGTATCCAGACGTTGCGGACATCGTCCTGATCAGGTGCGCAGCCGATCTTGATCGACGGCCGCCGCGCATTGCCCGATGCATCATAGATGACGGCCGGCACGGCGGTCCATCCGTACATGGGCTGCGGCGCCGGCCGCTCCGGTGTGATCGGCGAGAACACCGGCGGCCGATAATCCGTGAAATAGTCGAAACCGTAGTCGGTCGGATCGACTTCCGTCACATCGACGATGATGTCGAGGTTCGTCTTGTCGGCGACACCGTCGATGCGGAAAAGCTTCGAGACATAGCCGTTGCGGGCGGACGTCCAGGCGCAGACATCGCCCGGTTCCGCCGTCCAGAACGCCGGCGGGAGCGGCAGCGTATGGCGGCGCTCGCGACGCGCCTCCTTCAATGCCGCCTGCATGATCTGCTGGACCTGCCGCGACCGCGAGACTGTCGAAAGGTCGAGATTGCTCATCAGCCGGCGATTGCCGTCTCGCTCCTCGTAACCGGCGCTGTAGAGCGGCGGCGCCGGCTTGCTGTTCCAGCTCTCCTCCGGCTCCGGATAGCTCGCCGTGATGCCGTTGACGCTCTCGGCAAGCCCCAGGAACGGCTTGAAATCCTGCTCCTCGGTCGACAGGATATCGTCATCGGTGAAGGCGAAGGACGGATTGCCCGGCTCGCCGACGCGGATTTTGTAGATGCCGCCGGTTTCGATTGGCCGGCCATGGCACCCGATCAGGATCGTTTCGACGCTTGTGGCGATCTCGGTACTGACCGCGATCTCGGCGCCGGTCATGTACTGCGCTTCGAGCCCATTCGGCCCCTGCACCTGCAGGCGGCATTTGCCGATCTGGGCAATCCAATCGGCAACCGGGAACCGCGCCGCAGGCGTGTTCTGCAGGCCGTAAAGCCAGTCACCGTTGTAACGGATGCCGCGCATGATGTTGTAGACCTGCACGGCCGGCAGATCGTCGCCGTCACCGCCCCAGGTCGCGGGATCGTCAAAGCGCTGCGGGCCGTCGCCACCAACAGACGTGTCCTTCGAAACGTCATAGAGCGGCATCCCCTGCACTTCGAACCGGAAGGATGGAAAGCCGCTGAACAGCTCGCCGTTCGACCGGGCCGTGACGATCGCATACGCCACACCGAACCCGATGCGGGTCGCCTCGTAGGGGCGCGCCGACGATGACACATTGCCCACGAGGAACGGGTCCGCCGTCGTCTGCGTGCCGTCGTAGAACTTCACCCAGAGATACTTGTCGCCGCCGACCTTGTATTCGGTGATCGGATAACCGACCGTCGCAGCCTGCGAGGCATCGCTGGTGTCCACGGTGACCGGCTCGCCGTTCACCCACATCGCGGTCATGCCGGAAACCGGCATGTCGGAAAGCGCGATGACCTGTGTAAAATAGGCGTTCGGCGTCTTGTCTGCCTGCCCCCAGGTGTTGGCATAGACAAGCGAACCCGCAGACGCGCGGCGACCGAGAATGATCGAACGCGGCACGTCGCCGCCCGCCTGCATCTTGCCGCGCACGCCGAGCGGTTCCGGATCGTCCGGCTTGCCCTTCAGCGACTGGACGGCAAGCTGCAGGCCAATCCCGACTGCGGCGTTGAGCGCGATTGCGCTGACGGTCGCCAGGAAGCCGGAGCCAAGACTGATCAGTCCGGCCCCGAGCGCGGCGCTGGTGAAAATTGCCATGGATGATCCGAAGAGCTTAAGCCGTGAGCGGCTTCATGAAATGCCGTTCGGCGGCGCGATAACCGTGCCGCTCGTATAGTCTGGAGGTAACGGGATCGCAGCCGAGCCCAACCATATGGATGAACACGCAGCCGCGTGATCTTGCCCACGTCTCATAGGCATGCAGCATCCGGCTCGCAGCCTGGCCGCGATAATCCGGATCGATCCACCACATGATCTCGTGTGCGGCCTTGACCGGCGCCAGCATAGGCGGCGCGGCATGGGCAGCGAGCACGCCGACCGCGACGCCCTCCAGTTCGTAGACGAGACAGAGCCGGTCATCGTCGGCAAGCGCCGCGTCGAACAGCAGCGAAGCCATCGGCGCGGAGAACGCGAACGGCAGATCGGCCGCCGCATGGAAAGCCTGGGCCATCGCGAGCACGCGGTTCCGATCGGAAGAGAGAGCGTGACGGATCATGTTGCCGAAGGAACGTTGCTGCCGATGCGCTGCACGCCGGCCGTGTCGAGCTTGCCGGTCTTGCCGCCCCAGAAGAATTCCCATTCTCCCACCGTCGTGGTGTCCTGATAGAAGTTGTCGCCGGCACTACGCCGCTTCTGGCTTTCGTCGGACCTCGTGTCCGGATTGCTTCGCGTCATTTCCTGCGTATGCGATGCGCAGGTAAGAACGATGCCGCCAGCCTCGCCTTCCGATGGCGTCGTGATCCCGACATCATCCACGAAACCGACGAACCGGCAGAAGGCCGCATCAACGATGTTGCGGGTCTCCGGCGAAAACAGGCCGCGATAGATTTCGACGCCGGCCTGTTTCAGGTCATAGCCGCGCACGACGCTGGCAACGGCTTCATCGATCTGCGAAAGCGTGATGGTCGCGTTGCGGACGCTGATATTCGAGACGAGCGGGATATCGCTCGCTTGGATCAGCGTTCCCGATCCCTCGAAATTCCGCACCACAGGCGAGCCGGTGTCCGGGTCGAGCACGGGCGCCGAAATATCGCCGACACCCGACCAGAAGCCATATGAAAACGGCGCTCCCGTATCGAAGGTGCGAGCCTTGATCCAGAGAAAGTCGCGCGCCACAAGCCGCCGCTCGGCAAGCGCTGCCTGATTTTCAGGTGAAAGCTGCCGCATTACCTCGCCTCCATCGCCTGAAAACTGATGCTGCCGCGTCCCGTCGCGCGATCCGCCGAGCTGGAGATGCTGCCGGGCACGATCGACATGACGCAGGACGGCTTCAGGACATTCAGCGCCGCGCCGACGGCGACACCCGGCCACAGATGCGGCCGGATTTCGAATTGCCCGACTGTCGCGGCCTCCATGACGCGGTGCAGGTCGGCCGCGCCGATCTGCACCAAGTCGCCGACACTGAAGGTGAACCCGGCCGGGAAGCCGGCCGCCGCAATCGCCTTCCGGTTCGCATTGATCGCGCCGACCGTTCCGGTTCCCGCGAAGGTACCGCCCGTGGGCCAGCTCCCGTTCGGATAGGCGATCGGATACATGCGCGGCATGTGCCATGCGCGAAAAGTCTGGAGACCATCCTCCATGGCATCAAGCCGCGCCCGCCATTCGTCCAGCTTGTTCGGGCTCAGCATCTTGGACTGGTAGGAAGCGCGCCAGAGCGGCGATCCCAGGTCCTTCACCGTGGTCCGTCCGCCGGCCGTCCGGCTCTGTTCCTGACGCGAGATCGGTTCGAATTCGACGCTCCACCCGGGGAATTCGTCGATAAGATTGACAGGATAGACGATCGTCATGGCCAATCCCTCGTTTTGCGCGCCTTCCGCATCGTCTGCAGGACGTTGGCGGAAAAGTCGCGCTGCTGCCTGTCCATAGCCGCTTCGAGCCGCGCGACAGCATCCGCGGACGCGCCGCGCGCATCGATCTGGGGTGCATAGGTGATGGACGGGCCGTCAGACCGGCTTGAAGCCACCAGCTTCGAAAGGTCCGGCATGGTCGGCGCGGTCGGAACGCTCGGCAGGATCGTTCCATCCTGATCGGGCACGAAAAGTTCCGGCCGCTTTTCGCCGACGACATACGCCTTGCCCTTTTTCGCCGAACCGCCGGAGGCTCGAAAACCGCCGAATATGGACGAAATGAAACCGCCGAGAAGGCCGCCTGACGAATTGCTCGTTTTAGGCTGAAACAGCGCGTCGAATGCGCTGCTCAGGAACATGTCGCCGAGCTTTTGCGCGATATCGGCAAGCGCGTCCGAAAAGGATTTCGCGCCCGTGAGCGCGTCCAGCGTGCTCGACTTGAACGTATCATAGAACTCTTCTGCCGATTGCTCCGCGCGATCCTGCGCCTCCTGCACCAAGCGCAGTGCATCGGCTTGCTCCGCATAGGCGCCGGACGCTTCTCTGATCCTGGCAATCTGCTCATCCGACAGATGGATGTTTTCGAGGTCCGTCCGCCCCTTGCGTCTGGCCTCTTCCCTCAGATCGGCAAGCGTCGCCTGCTCCAGATCGAGCGCCATGCGGCGTTCTTCCTGTGCCCGGAAGGAGAGACCGACGATCCGCTGTTCCTCGATCAGCGCGGCGGTACGATCACGCACGGCCTGAATGTCGGCGTCAAACCGGCTGTCGGTAGTCTGCTTGACGGAAGAAGACCGGCTGCTCTTGCTGCGAGCCTCATCGGCGGCAACGTTCCGTTCGGCGAGCGCCCGGACATCGTTGTCGTTGAGGAAGCCGCCCTTGGCAGCGAGGTCTTTCTTGATCGAGGCGATTTCCTTCTCGACCGCGAGCTGTTCCTTGCTAAGCGCATTCTGCCGCGCCGCCTCGTCGGCATAAGCCTTGCCGAGCCTAAGCATTTCCTCGCCTTCCTGGCGGGATCGCGCGTACTGGCGATAGCCGGCAATCTGCTGGGGCGACAGTGATGTTTCCGTTGCGGCGTTGAGCTTCCCTCGCAAGAGGTCGGTTGCCGCGATTGCATCGCTCAAGGTTTGCAGCAACGGCGAGAAGGCATTGGCGACGGCCTGAAAATTCGGGTTCGAGTTGGCAAGGCTGAACAACGACTGTTCCGCCTTCTCCGCACTGATCGTCCCGGCTTCCAACTGCTCGCGGAGAGATTCCAATTGCGCCAGCTGCTCTGGCGAGATCGTATCGCGATCGACGTTGCGGAACAGAGCATCGAAAAGGTCCAGCACCGCAGCCTTGGCAGTCTCTATGTCCTGCACTCCGGCCGCGACTCCGCCCGAAAGGATGTTCTTTGTCTTTTCATCGATCGTCTTGGCGGCATTCTCAACCGCCGGCGCTGTTTCGGCTGCTTTTCTCCGCACTTCCTCAAGAGCCTCAGCATAGGTATGAGCGCCCGCCGATGCTTCGGCGCTTGAGGACGAAAAGAGGGCGAGCGCACCGACCACGGTGCCGCCGATGACCACGCCAAGCGGGCCGGCCGCAGCGGACAAGCCGCCGATCGCGGTTGCCAATCCGCCGACAGTCGCGGCGGCACGCAGCGCCGCCACGAAGCGGAAAACGACCGTCGTGGCAAGTCCAAGCTTTGCGATCATCAGCCCGATCGACCGCCCCACGAGCGCGCCGGCAATCACACTAGCGACCTTCAGGACCACGTCTGCGGTATGATCGAAGTCATCCGCGAGCGCATTGAGAGCTGACACCAATCGTTGCGATGCGCCAAGGCTCTCGTCTGTTTGACCGATATAGCGGGTGAAGGCATTGTTGACCTTCGTGATACCCTGATCGATCGTCTGGGCGGAATTGGCTGCCATCTTTTCGATGGCCGGAAATCCCTTGAGAAAGGCCTGAAAGAACTGCTGGCCTGAAACTTTTCCGTCATTCACGAGCTGCTTCAACTTGTTGACCGATCCTCCGGCTTCATCGAGCCCGTTGGCGACCGCGATCAGGATGGGGCGAGCGCCTTCGTTGACCGAATTGAGTTCTTCCGCCTGTACGCGAGCCGAGCCGAGAAGCTGGCCAAGCTGGGTCAGCGCACCCGATGCGGCGCCGGCGCTGGTGCCGGCAACGCGTAGAGCCGTCGCGACGCCGTCGCTGAACTTGATGAGGTCCTCCTGGCTTGCACCCAGATTGTCGCTCGCCTGCGCCGCTTTGCCGAACAGGTCCGCGAGCGCCCCAACCGGCGCGGAATTCGCCTGCGCCGATTGATAAAGCTGGTCCAGCACATCGGCCTGATTGGCGCCGACGATCCCGGCGACGGCGAGGCTGTTCTTGGCGGAGGTCCACGCATCCGCGTATTGAAGAACCTCACGCGTCGATATCGCAGCCGCAATGCCGGTCAGCGGCGCGACTAGGGATCGTGCGGCGTTCTGGCCGATCGATGCCAGGCGCTTGTCCATCTGCCGGTAGCGGTTCTCGATTGCCCTGGCTTGCGCATTGGTCACGCCGGCAGCCTTCTGCATTTCCCGCTGATATTGCTTGATATCAGCCGAGAGTTGAACGACAAGTTTTTCGATGTCGGTGGTGGCCATCGGTTTTCCGGGGAGGGTTTATGAAGGTATTCACCTATCACTTGACTTCGACAGGCAAATGGGGTGCGGCGCTGTTCGTTCTGCCGACGCCGATATCGGCTTGGTACTATCACAGCACCATGTCTGCATTTCTCTCTCGCACAACATACGAGCGAGCACTGGCAGAGGCTTCCGGCAAACTGGACGTTCCGGAATTTTCTGCGCTGTTCTTTACGTTGATGGCGACCGCATCTCTCGTGGGATTGGTGATGTTGCTGGTAGGTCGCGAAGTCGTGACCTATAGCGACTAACCGCCTTCGATCCATTCCCACAGCGCTTCCTTTTCCTTGTCGGAAAGGCTCTTGCCGTCGTCTGGATTGTTGCCTTTCACGAAACCATCGAGCGCCGCGAAATACTGCCACATCGACATTGCTCGCACCTGTTGCGGACTGAAGCCCATCACGGCGCCGTTTCCGTAGATCGCGGCAAATCTCAGCTTTCCGGTGGGGAGGGCGTCGAGTGGCTCTCCGCTGGATTTGCCGCGTCCCGCTCCCCCACCCTTTCCTCCGGCGCCCCCATCAGGCCGGCGGAAAGAATACCCTTGGCGAACAAGGTATTTTCGAAAGGCGGGCGCTTTTCGACATACTGGCGCACGAGCTTCAGGGCATCGGCCGGCGGCATGCCGCCGCCGATCAAGCCGAGCCGGATCGTATGGGAGATATCGCCCATGCGCCAGGTCTCGTCATGCAGCCGGTTGAGGATGACATAAGGGCCGGCGTCGCAGGCTTCCTGCAGCATCTCCAGTTCGCCCCAGCCAAGGCGGAAAGTATAGTCTCCATCCGCCCATGGCAGGGTAATTTGTGCATCGCGGCTCATGTGGATTATGCCGCAGGCGTGACGACGCGCGTCATTTCGCCGTCGCTCTGCATGGAGACATTGCCCGTGACCCGCCGGCCGTCCTGCGCACCGGCCTCAAGCGACTCGACATGCATCTTGCCGGTCCACGTGATTGTCTTTGTGGGAAATTCCCATTCGACCTTCACCGGCACGGATTCGACGTTTTCGACCGCATCGAGCCAGGTCTCGACACTTTCTTCCGCAAGAACGCCTTCGCCGTTGATCGACATCGAGAGAGACGTAGCATCGCGACCAAGCCAGTTCACCTGATCGGGATTGGCGCAGTCCGGCAGGTTCACTTCCTCCAGACCTTTGTTGATGGTCACCGTGCGTTGCGAAAAGCCGCAAGGGGATGCGTACACGATCGGCGTAGCATCGTTTCCGAGCAGGACCCGGACCTTGCCGCCGCGAATAGTGGTAGGCTGCGCCATGGAAATCTCCTTTCAGGCGAGGATGATGAGGAAATCAGGGGGTCTCGATGCCGGCGCGGAAAGTCAGCACGGCATGAGAGGTGAGGCCGTCCGGATCGCGCATGACGCGCCGGCCGTCATAGACGAAATAGACGAGAGCATTGTCGGTAAGCGGCAACTCGGCATCATTGAGCGATGCTTTCACCGCGTTGGCGATGCGCTTGGCTTCTCGGAAGCCGGGATCGCGGGACCAGACATGCAGATCAAGGAAGATTTCCGATCCCTCGATGCAATCGTAGTTTTCTGGGATCTCCTGTTCTTCGCCGAACGCGACGAACGGGAATTCCGCTGTCACTTTGCCCGTCGCAGGATCGCGCGGCACGAAATCAAAGACGCGAGCACCGATGAAAGCCGCAACAGCGGCATCGTCCTTCAGCCACGGGACGATCGCAAGCTGCAGTTCATAAGCCGCATCTTCGCTCATGACGCTGCGACCTTGCGAACCGAGTCCCGAACCGCCTTCCGGACCTGCCGGACGGCAGTTTTTCGCGATGCCCGCCAGCTCACATAGAAATATGGGCTGGCCGGCATATCGGCCGTTCCAAACTCCTGCCAGCGCGCATAGAAGGCTTCGGCATTGCCGGCATAGATCGTGATGGTCATATCGCTGCCGAGTTTCGATTTCACGGTTGCGACGATGCTGGCACCCTTCGGCGCCTTTCCCCAGGTCCACCCGATCGAGTCACGCAGCGCACCAGGCCGGCGACCATCGACCTGTTCCTGAAGGACCGGTGCCAGCCGCTTCATCATCGCGACGATCTCGTCTGCGACCTTCTCCATTTCAGGCCGGATATGAGCCGTCGCGGCAGTCGGAAGACGTTTCAGCTTCCGGTCCAGCTTGGCCAGATTGAGGAGTTTCGTCATCCTGTCGCCACCCCACTCTCACACAGGAAATCGAGCCAAAGCCGGTCATCCGATGGCGTGATATCGCGGATGGCGTAGGCAATCCCGGTCCGGGCATCCCGAACCTGCCAATCCGTCGTCACTTGCCGGGTTTGCTCGCCCGCCTGTACGAACATCACTTGGCTATGCCGCCCCTGCAGGCGCCCCGCCATGACGGCCTCGCCGCCGCGAAGATGGACATAACCGGCGAGCACCTGAAACTGCTCTTCCCATGCGCCGACCGTCACGCCGTCGCCGCGATCGACATCGGCGCGCTTGTCAAAGGCGATGCGATTGAAGAGATCGCCGAACGATCGCTTAGCCATTGTCGGCTTCTCGCGATTTCGTCTCGGTTTCGACCGCCTTGCCGGCAGCAACGGCCTTGACGGCGCAATCGCGCTTGACCGTCAACTCCATGCCGGCCTTGTAGGCAACGGTCACTCGTTTGGTCGGTTTGTAGTCGAAATCGGCAATAAAGCGGACGCGGGCCATGGCTCTACCTGCGATGATTGACGAGAAGGGCGTCGAAAGCCGCCCATTCCGGCAGTTCGGCATTGCCGCGATTGAGGAATGCATCGGCAATCCAGAGCAGGAGCGCATGCTTGACGGCGTCCGGCAGTGTTCCGGGCGTGTGGCCGATATCCGCGCTCATGGTGATGCGCGTTCCGGCTTGCTTCGACGGCCAGGACTGGCCCGCTTGAAGCACAACTGCACCGTCAATGCCGTCCAGTTCCTCCCGGTAGACGGTGTTCGGCAGTGTCTGCTCATCGCCGGCCATGTCGAAATACTTGATGCCGGTCACTTCGCGGACCGGAGCAACGCCGAGATAGGCAAAATCGCAAAAACTGTCGCAACGAACATCGACGGTTCGCGGAGCAAACCACTGGCCGCAATATCTTTCCGCATGATCCTGGCCGGCCTTGATCAACGCAGTCAGCTTGTCGTCGAATTCGACGACGCCCGGCAGGATGGCGCATTGGGCTTTCACTTCTGCCAGGGTGAGCGCCATTTCACCGGCGCCGGCGGTGATTTTGGGCGGATACCACATCAGCCGCGCTTTTCCAGATCGGCCAGCTTGTGGGTCGTCTCGGATTCCGGCGCAAGGGTCTGCAATGCGGAAGCGACGTTGGAGTAAAAACCCGTCAGAGCTTCGAACCGTGCTGAAAGCTCGGCTTCGCGCTGTGCTGCAGCCGCTGCTTGCGCCTTCAGCGTCTCATTTTCCTCCAGCAGAGACGCACGCTCATCATCCCATTCTTTCTTGGTCTCCGGCTTTTTCCGCTCAACCGGCGGCGCTTTTTCGGCATAGCCGGCCTTGATCAGCCGGTTTGCTTCCTTGTCGCCGAAGCGATCGGTTTCCTCGTTGACATCGAGGGTGAAATCTTTGCCGGACATCCCGATCAACATTTTCAATCGCATGACGCTCTCCATGGGATGACAGGCGGGAGCCACGAAGGCGCCCGCCGGTTTTTGGGATGATCGATTATGCAGCCGTGATCAGATGCTTGACCGCAGCAGCGTCGCCGAGCTCACCATCGAAGCGGATGAGGCCCAGAAGGCCGATATCCGGAGCAAAGCGCTCGCGGGCCACAAACAAGACGACGCCGCCGACCTTTCGGACGAAATATTTGCCGAAGTCGCCGAACAGCATGACCCTCTTGGCGGCGGCGAGGCTGTCCATCGCCTGATTGATGCTGTAGGCGCGGCCATTCAGCGTGCTCGGAACACCCTTTTGCACGTCGCCGGCACTCCAGATGTACCGGTTCTCGCCGTCCTTGAGCTTGCGAACTGCGGCAAGCGTCGTGTCGTTGAACATGTAACGGCATTTCGGAGACTGACGGTAAGCCGGATCAACCGAATGTTCGAGGTCAATAATGTCGTCGAACGTGATCGCGGCGGTGGCGGCCGCCGTCTTGCCCAGCGAAGAAGCGGTGACGATGCCATTCGGATCGTCGTTGCCGTCGCCGATCGTCAACTCAGTATTACCGCGACGACCGAGACGCTGGCCGAGCAGATCGCCAAGCAGCGCTTCGAAATTGAAGATCGAGTCCTGTGCCAGCTCCCAGGAGAACCGAACCCATTCCGTATCATACGCGTAGGCACTGAGGGTCTTTTTGCTGAAGGTGGCGTCGCTGCCGCCATCGTCAGTCACGGGGCCGCCCTCCGTATGCTTGGCGACGGGAACATTTGTGTCATCGACGGTCGGCAGATCGATCGGACCGCCGGTTGTCGTGGTCAGAACCGTGCAGATATTCTCGTCGTACATCGGGCCCCATGCTTTCATGGAGATAATGATCTGATCGGAAAGTTCGGTCGGCACCGTATAGCCACCGCCGGCGGGAACGTTCGTCGTCTGCGCGCGAACTTCCTTGCCGACTCCGCCGGTACGCAGAGCGGCGCGCTCCTCCTGACTCAGCGCCGACATGTCGCCGGCCGCAGCCACCCAGGCCTTGAACGCCTCGCGGTATTCTACCGGCTTCTCCGGATCGTCGGAACCGCGCGCTTCACCATCGCCGGGATTTGGGCGGCGGCGGGCACGTGCTTCTTCATCACGCCTTTCCGCTTCCGCCATCCGCTCCTCGCGTTTGATGCCGGCATCGACCCTGTCGAATTCCGCCATGATGTCGTCATGGCGCTTTTCGAGTTCGGCCGTCCGGGCGTCGTCGGTGTTCTTGCGGATTTCTTCGAGCGCCGAGCGGGCATCGGCAACCAGTTTCTCCCGCTTCTCCTGCAGTTCGCGGAGTGTAGGCATCGTTATATCTCCTGAGAGAGGTGGAAATTCCCGCCGTGGCGGGCGTGCGATCGGCAGCAAGCGGGATGCTGGTCTGCCTACCTCCGGCAAAGCCGGGTGAAGCTCATTTGATCCGGCGGAACTTCTGTTCCTGTTCGGCCTGGCGCTTGGCGAGGCGGGCGCTTGCCGCCTGAAAATTGTGCTGACGGCGTTCCTTGCGGGCATCTTCGAGCGACCGCAGCGCGATCGACGTGCCCTCATAGGCCGGCTCGGAAACGATGCTGACCTCAACAAGGTCAACCACCTCGATCGTCCGTTTCCACGGCATCGACGTTTCGTCCCATTGCTGCCGCTTCACAACGAAGCCGATCGACATGCCGGAAATATCGCCGCGCTCGATAAGGGTAGCTACATCGCGACCGTCGGAAGTGTCCGGAAGGTCGATTTCGACGTGCAGGCCCTTGGTGTCTTCCTTCAGCCGCAGCGTACCGGCAGTGGATCGGCCCAGGACGCGGCCCCGGTCATGGTCGAAATAGGCGCGGACATCGGCCGTTTTCAGGGTTTCGGTGAAGGCACCGCGGGCAATGATCTCCTCGAAATAACCGCCGATATCGGCGGCTTCGCCGAATACGGCCGCATAACCGGAAGCGGTAACCTTATTGCCGTCCGCCCGCCGCTCAACCGGGAGGACAAACGAGCGGATTTCGGGATCATTGGTCGTCTTTTCGGTCATTTCCCTCTCCATCCTGCGGCGCTTTCAGCGTTGGTTGCGTTCCAAGCGGGACCGTCGCGCCCTGCACAAGCAGATCGTCGGCGGCCGGATTGCTGCTTTTCGGTCGGTTTTCGAGCGCGCGCGCCTCATTCGGCGTGAGCTGCGCCGTCTGAATCGCCCGGGCGATCCCCTCGATACGGCTCTTGAAATCGCCGCGCATGAGACCATCGAGATTGTGCTCGACACTACGTCCGGCCCGGTTTTCGCCACGCCCGAAAAACTTTAGGGTGACTTCACCCTCGAACTTTTCAGCCCATTGACTGATCAGATGCTTGATCAGGTGCAGATCCTGCTGTTCGACGTTGGCGAACGTGCCTTTGCTCAAGTCATGCAGGAAAACCGGCGGAATCTGCCAAACACGAGCGATTTCCACCACCTGAAACAGCCGCGCATCGGTCATCTGACCTTTGGCCGGGTCAAACCCGACCGGCACCAGCTCGTAACCACCGGGAATCGGGGTAATCGGCTTGCCGGTGCGTTTCGCCTCATCGATCGCGCGGTTGATATCACTAAGTTGGCGCTTTACCGCGTCGGCCCCGGCCGGAAGCGGCCCCTTCAGCGCAAGGGGCGGAACTCCGCCACCGGCAAAGAAGGTCGAACCATAGTCATTCATGGCGAGGGCAAGTTGGATCGCCTTGGCACCTAGCGCGACCGGGCCGTAGTGATTAAGCTGGTTAGCCTTCAGCATAAATGGAATGTCGATAACGTCTGCAGCAGGATACACTTCCCCCTCGTATCGATAAGTTTTCCTCAATCCTGCACGCCTGATCACGACTCTGTTCGGGTCCATCGGCCAAAGATTAAGAACTTCCCCGCCGCGACGTTCGATCGTCGCGAGGCCGCGCCCGTGGGTAAATACCTGCTGCCAGAAGTATTGCCGCCCCTCGAAAGCGCTGGTCTCGTCACTCCAGGCATCATGCAGGACATCGGCAGTAGTTCCCGCGATCCTCTGCTTGTCCCCGTCCTTCTCCTGGTACGCGTGCAGCGGCAGCGCCGCCATCGTGCGGGAAAGGAATGCGACCGCAGCCGCAACAGCTGGAACTTTCAATGCGCTGTCGACTGTCACACTCGGCAGAAGCACAGAATCCATACCAAAGAAGGTCATGAATTCTGTCGTCTGGCTCACCGGAACGGTCGGATTTTCGATAGATGCCCGCTGTTCCACGGCCCGCGTTCGACCAAAGAGCCTCATGCCGGCACCAACCGGAATTCCGGGTCATCCCACGGTGAGCGCTCAACCGCACGCTCCTTGCAGAGCGCGATTCCGATGGACATGGCCTTGGAAACCATGCCGTCGATACGCCCGAAGGCGTTTTCTTTGTCAAACATGCGGTGTCCCGTCCTGTTTTCCGCGTAGACGACGCTTGCAGCGCAGCTGTCGAGCATCGGGTTCGGGTCGATCTGGATACGCGTCTCGTAGAGCGCGTTTTCGAACTTGTTGATCGAGTCCGGCATCCACAGATAGATTTCCTGCTCGCCGTCCGGTTTGCTGGCATCCTTTTCGAGGATACGTTTCTGAAAACCCTGCGGATGGATCAGGAGCGGCAGGGAAACGCCGTCCTCATTCAGGTGCTCGGTGAGCTGTTCAAGGCCGTATTGGTCACCGGCAATTTCCAGCGGCGCGAACTCCGCGTTCAACCGTGCCAATGCCTTCGCGAGCCACGCATATTTGAGCCGCGATCCGGGCACCGCCTCGATAAATCCCTGATCGCGCCACAGTTCATAGGGCGCCTGGTCGGTATTGGCCCGGTCGCGCAACGTGTCTGCCGGCGTCCAAAACCAAGTTTTCGAGGCCAGGATCTCCGAATCCTTGGTCGGATCGAGCACCCATGTCAGCGTGAAGGCGGTAAAATCCCGCGTTCTGGATAGGTCGAGGCCTCCGAAACACGGGTATCCGCCGGCGACCAGCGCGGCGATATCAAGCTTTTTCTGACAGGCCATCCACGCTTCGCGCTTAATCGCGGCATTGACCGACTGCGTCCACACACAGAAATGCAGGCGGGCGATGCCGTTGCGCTTTCCCGGCATCATGCGGGCCTGGTCAACGACGCCTTGAAGGTATTCGGTCTCTACCGTGACATCGAGGAGCGGGTTGGCCTTGACCCAGCAGGATGGATCGTTCTCCCAATCGTCGCCTTCGTCGAGAGCGCAGACAAATGCGAATGTGGTGTCATCCTCGGTGATTCCGGCAGCGACGTTGACCGCGTGCTGGTGTTCCTCCCAGCAAATGGACTTGCGGTCGGTTCCGGAATTGGTCGCCATCACGAGGAGCGGCTGTTTGCGGAACTTGAAGCCACGCTCCAGCATGTCGATGACATCGCGGTTCGGATGCTCGTGTACTTCGTCGCACAACGCGACGTGCGGTCGCGGGCCGGACTGGCTTTTTTCGGCGCTGATTGGCTTGAAGAACCGCTTGTCGCCAGCCTTTCCGCGATAGGAAAGCTGCCAGATCACATCGATACCGGATTTTGTGACCCGCTTGGCAAGCTCCGGCGACTGCTCGACCATGGCGACGGCGTCGCGGAACAGCACCATCGCCTGGTCTTTCTTCGATGCGGCGGCGTAGATTTCCGCGCGGGCCTCGCCATCGGCAACCATCAGGGCGAGGCCAATACCGGCGAGCAGCGGCGACTTGCCGTTGCCCTTACCCTCTTCGTCGTAAAAGCGACGGAAACGGCGCAGACCGGTTTCAGCCCATTTCCAGCCGAACAGCGAGCCGACGCGGAAAGCCTGGCTCGGATGCAGCACGAATGGCCGTCCTTCGAACTGGCCGCCATTGAGCCGCAGGTTGCGGGCAAACCAGCCGATCCAGCGCTTGGCCGCATCGACATCCCACCGGAGGCCGCGTGCCGGACCGTCTTCGAGGTCGCGAAGATGGCGGCGGCAAGCGTTCCGCACATGCGGGCCGGCGACGATGTTGCCGAGCAGCACGTCGCAGGCCCATGCAGTCACCGGATCGGCCTCATAGTCCGGCTGGGGAATGGTCTCAGTTGAAGTCATCTTCGCCAGGAAAATCAAACCCAAGTTGGCCGGAGGCGGAAAGGCCGCGATCGGCGGCCGGCGTCATGCCGAAGTCGCTCGCCAGCGCGCGAATCTGCCGCCATGTTTCGTTGAGCTGGGCGACTTCCGGCCGGCTTTTCTGCTGGGCGCCGTTGCGGGTTTTCGTCTCGTACGTCTCGCCGCCCTCGCGGACATCGAGGCGAAGCCGCTCATGACGCTCAACCGTCCAGCATAGCTGTTCGAACATGAATGCGTTGCTTTCGTTGAGCCGAGCCTTGCGCGGATCGCAGAGCGGCGGCGCCAGGCGGTCCCAGATTGCGCGCACCGTCAACGGCAGATCATCGGGCCGCAGCTCGCGCGCCCGCTGCGCCGCGAACGCATCAAAGTTGGTGATGCGCTGCTCGCCGGTCAGCGGCACGACATTGTTGCTCTCTGGCTTACGACCCTTCATCTTCTCACGCTAAAAAGACCCCTCAGAAGAGTGGCTTTTTGTCTCCAATTAGCTCCCGCTGCACAGAAATGGGGGACGCCGGTATCCAGCCGAGAGGGCTTTTTGTTTTGACCCTCCCCCTCCCGATCGGGAAGGGGTCACCGGTTCGCCGGGTGCTTCGGATCAATCGGCCACCCATCGGCACCCGTCGCAGTCGAGAAGCCCCGATGCTCTTCGGCCTGCTTGGTCGCGTTGTGATGGTCCTCGCATAGGCTCTGAAGCTCTCCGCACCAGAACCTTTCCCAATCACCATTGTGGCGCTCAACATGGTCGGCGACCGTGGCAACGGTAATCCGACCCTGAAGCCTGCACATCCGGCAGATCGGTTCCGCCTTCAGCTGCATGGCCCGCCTGCCGTTCTTCCCTCGCCAGGCAGCAAGGGAATACCAGCCGCGCCACGCTTGCGCTTTCTCGGATCGCTGATCCATCACATCATGATTGTTAGACAAAGCTTACGCACTGACCTTGAATCGCTATCCTCCGTCGAGGCGGTCAAGGCAGGGTCTCGCCGGTTTACCCACGTGGAGGTTTCCCTCACTTCCGCTCCGATCGATGCCGGTGCAGTCAGACGCTAACTCAGGATCACGAGATCATCCTGCGCAAGGTGTAGTCAGACTTTCGCAAGAAACGCAAGAGGCATGCTGATACGTGCGGTGTGCCGGCTGGAGGCTGCAATCTCGACCACGGCAGCGCGACCGCTCACCTCTGCCACGACACCACGAAAGGTTATGAACGGACCATCGGCAACCCGCACCTTGTCACCCACTTCGAAAGCCTCATTCGCTTCCGGCTTCGGCAGCTTGCCAGTCGCGCATAACGCAAGGAAATCATGCATTTCCTTATCCTTGATGGAGTGCGGCATAACCTTGCCGCCGACGATCCCAAGCACGTCATCGACTTCCATCAAACCCATGACCGCGCCTGCCGAATGCACCATCCGCACCATGACGTAGCCCTGCATTGCCGGCTTGTCAGGACGCGCTATCAGCATGCCGCGCCGATAGACCTTGGCGCCTTTCCAGATCGGAAAGACCGCCATGACATCGCAATCCAGCAGCAATTTTTCCACAGCCTCCTCACGGTTCGGAGCCACCTGCAGGCAATACCAGCGCGCATCGTCCGGATAATCGTCAGCGATTCGCCGTGAGGCGAGCGCCAGATGATCGATCTTGATTCGGGTTTCGAGCCGTGCCTTGTCCTGCTTGAACTCCGCATAGGGCCGGATCTCGATATGCGTGTTCCGCTGAAAGTCCTCTGGCTTATGCCGCATCATCGTGGACCGTCTCGCTGATTGTGGAAAGGAAGGTTGCCAAGGCCGCCTCAACCGCTTCATCGAGGCTGTCGGCGCTTTCGTCGGCCGGCGGGAAGTAGACCCATTCCGGAGCGAACTCGATAAAGGGCCAGCCTCGCCGCTCATGCAGATCGGCCCAGGCGGCGAACATGGCGCTGTCGCGGTGCACCTGCCGGAATTCCGAAACATGCGGCAGCAAGGCAAGCGAGGTGACGAACGGTTCCCGGCGCCGCGCCATATCGCGCATCTTCGTCACCTGCGGCCAACCGTGTTCACGCCGCTTCTGCCGCATCAGTTCCTCACGGCTGATTTCACCGGAAAGCACGCGGCGTTCGTCGAATGCGGTGATGACGAGACGGCCTGTCGGCTCCCTCGAAAGCGCCGACAGCCGCGTCCCCATCCAGAGCTTGCCGCAGACCTTGGCAATGCCGCGCGTCACCTCCGGAGGCACAAGCAGATGCACCGGCAGGTCCCGCCACTGGCGGTTCTTCAGGAAGACGGCCGCCGCATTCCGCTCGGATTCCTTCACCCAGCCGAGATAGGCCGGCGTCCGCTCTGTGCATTCGGCCCGCTCTTCGTCCGAAAGCGCAAACCAGGCGTTACGGGCAAACTCCACGTCGCCCTTTTTCCAACTCGCAAACCAGAGCGTGAAGTCGCGTTCGATCTTTTTCCGATCAGCCCGTTTCAAATCTCTCTCCACCGCGCCAGCGGCTGGAGAGTTGTCTGGAATGTTAGTTGGAAGAATCTTATCTTGGTGGAGCTCCTCCACCACCTTCGTGGAACCATTTCCACCACCTTCGGGAACCATTTCCACCGCCTCTTCCGCAGAAGGTGGTGGAGCATTTCCACCACCTTCATCGTCAGAAACCTTGGCGGCTTCTCCCGTCAGATCGCGGCCGGGCCAGCGCGCGACATATTCGTTGCGCTTCCATTTCTGACCACGGAAACCATGCTGGGACACCTCAATCCAGCCGTTCGCTTCCGCGATTTCGAGGTGCTTTATGACGGTTTTCTTATCGAGGCCTGTCAGCTCGACAAGTTCGGTGATCGGCGGATAGCAGGAGCCTCCGGTTGAATCCATTTTCAGGCCAAGCGTATGCAGAACGAGTCGCGTGATCGGAGGCAGGCCCGATTTGCCCACGGCATGGCGCCAGGACCATGCGCGTGAGGTGGCCATGTGATCCGGTTCATACATATCAGTCATCAGCGGCCTTAGCGGCCGATCTCCCGTTCGATCCGCTTGCCGAGCAGCCGCAGTTCATCGAGCTTCGGCATGAGCGCGTTGAAGGCCTTGCGGCATTCCTGCGCCGCCGCTTCCGCCTTTTTGGTCAGTTCCGAAACCGTCGCCGCTTCCGCCGCAAGCCAGCGCTGTTTTTCGAGATATTCGTCAAACAGCGGATTGGACCCCGCCGGGCCGAAGAACTCTTCCCGCACACTGGAAACCCAATCGCGCGGAATTCCCAGGTCCTTTGCGACCGCCGCGTCCGACCACGGCGCGATGTAGGTGCCGCCGTCATAGACGCCGTTGATCTTGTCGAACACGATGCGGCGGTCATCGCGCGTCATCTGGCGCGGTTTGTCGGCCGCCGGAGCCTTGGTTTCGGCCATGGGCTTCGTTCCTTTTCGTCTGGAGGGCTTTGCGTGGATCGGGCACAGGTCCTTGCGCGGATTGCTGCCGACCACCCAATTCTTGTTATGGAAATGATGAATTGCCGCGCTTGGCGGCTTCAGGCGCGGCCCGTTCGCATGCGGGAAATAGGCAACGCCGTCGCATTCCGAGCAGGCGATCTTGAGGGCCTTCACGCGGCTGTCGCCATAGGGAATGACGACCTCCGGAAAATCGCGTTCCGTCATGGCGTCACCCCCTGTTTCCATGCCTCGAATTCGGCCCTCAACGCCAGGAAGGCGGTGCGTGCGGCGTCGGCCGTGTTGATGTCCCGCTTGCGCGAAATGCCCGTCAGAGCCTTGAAACAGGCGTCCGCCTGGTCGCTGTCCGTCACCGCATCGCCACTCTTTTCGGAAAGGAAGAGCTGGAAAGGCGCTGTTTTCAGCAGCATTGCCGCCTGCGCCGAATAGTTCTTGTCCCGTACTGGATCGGCGGCGGAAAGCCGGGCGCATTCCGCTTCTAGGTCCAGCACCCGGTTGCGCGCCCTGTCGAACAGCCGCAGGAAGAACAGAAGATGCGACAGCGCGTTCGAAATGAGCCGCGCCTCTTCGGGAAGCGCCCGCCGGTCGATATGGCAGATCAACGCCTCACGACCATCGGCGCGGCGGGTATGGACATGCAGACCGGCCGTATCGGCCTCGATCTGCCATTCGTCGCGCTGCAGCTGGTCGGCGATATCGCGCACCCGCCGCAGAACGGCCCGCTCGCGTTCGGGAGAAAGGGGCGCCGTCATGCTGCCACCCACTGGGCATAACCCCCCCATTGCACAGCCATCGCATTGGCGATGCCGGGATAAGTCGTTGAGCGAATTTTCCAGCGGTCACGCCCTGGCGCAGCACGGTGCACGCGCGACCATCGCTTGTGTTCCGCAGTTCCCGGTTTCGGCGGTGTCAGTCGATTGGTCGCAATGAGAGAGGGGAGATTGCGGAGATAGAACGATGTTGCCTTAAAGGCCTCGTCGCCAAACCACCACGGCTGCACCGTCTGCGCCGGCTTGCGATAGTCGCGAATTCGTTCTTTCGCATATTGGTGCATAACCGGATTTTCGATGGCGATCCGGGGGATTGGCGCCGTCCAGCAATCGGAAAAGAGCGCCGCCCCGCTGTCCAGCTCGGCCCACATGTCTTCACGCGTCTTTCCGGGCGGCGGAGCATGAAGCCAGCGGACGCCGGAATTGCAGAGCCGCGTGCAGGGTGGATGCATGACGGCGAGCAAATCCCAGCCGTCGAAAAGCACGTCGCGGATATCGCAGATCATGTGCCGGTTGCTGCGATCGTCGGCCGGCAGTAGGTCGCACGACCAGACATCGTGCCCGAGCGCATCGAAGGCCCGCCGGACGACGCCGGATGTTTCGCAACCGATCAGGACGCGGAGTGGTTTGTTCATACCGTCACCCCGTTTTGCCGACCGGTGCCGGTTCCGGCATGGGCAAGGGCAAGCTGATCTCCCCGAACATTTCCGAGCGCGACGAAAAAGGCGCGTGGCTGGTTATTCATGGCCTTGAGGACGGCTTTTTCACCTATGTCGGCGGGCATCTGTCGATCACCGAAGAGGGCATGAAGCGGCGGGAAAAGCTCGACGATGCCGCGATGCCGCCCTTGCCCTTGCCCATGCCGGA